ATCGAGCCATGTCTAAGTTTAATTTTAGTGAAGATGACCTACCATACTTTAGAACATTGCACTCATTAGCATTTAGAAGACTGGGTATAAAGAAAGATGATGTAATGCAGAAGAGACACTACGAAGATTTAGGTCGAAAGATGCATTTGATATTAGATTATCATGAATATGATAATGAGCATTCTGGTTTATTTACAACCAAAAGTGATTTACTCCGTATTGTACAGATTGCAAGACTAAGGGGTATTACACCAGAACAGCAATACAACTTAAAAGAACATACACAAGATATAAAAGTAAAAGACTTAAAACAATTTGTATCTGATCTAGCACAATACAAAAAAGATTATAACTTAATTGATTTTACAGACATGATTACAGAGTTTGTGAAGATGGATAGATCTCCACGATTTGACGTAGTGTTTATAGATGAAGCACAAGACTTGTCACAAACACAATGGGGCATGGCAAAATCTATTTGGGATAAGACACAAGATACATTTATTGCAGGTGACGATGATCAAGCTATATTTAGATGGGCAGGTGCTGACGTAGATAGTTTTATAGCGCAGACGGGAAAGGTGATGCAATTAACACAGTCATACCGAATACCGCAGGTAGTTCACGATGTTGCTTCAAAGATAGTAAGCAAGATACAACATAGATTACCAAAAGAGTGGAGACCAAAAACGCAAAGAGGTTTACTTTCATATTATGATGACTTTGAACAAGTTAACATGAAACAAGGAAATTGGCTAGTGCTAGCTAGAACTAGGTTTATGTTAAACGATATTGAAGAAAAATTATACTCGCAAGGATTGTATTACGAGAACAAATTTAAAACAAATAAAGAACATGACTTGTACAAAGCAATAAACGATTGGGAGAATGTGCGTAAGGGTGTGGATATAAATTATGATCAAGTTATAAGAATTGCATCTTATATGTCTCCAAAACATTTTCAAAAAGAAGAATTAAAATATTTAGACAAGGACTCTAGTTATAGTATGCAAGACTTGCGTAGTAACAAGGGTTTAAAAACAGAGGATGTGTGGTACAATGCTTTTGATGAAGCCCCACAAAAGAAAGTTAGATACATTAGACGTATGAGAGAAAATGGTGAGAAATTAAATTCTACTCCAAGAATTGTTTTATCAACAATACACGGAGTGAAAGGTGGTGAGCAGGATAACGTGGTTCTCCTGACAGATCTATCAAGAAACACATTAAGAAACTACGAACTAAATCCTGATGATGAGAATAGATTATTCTATGTTGGTGCAACTAGAACTAAAACTCATTTACATATCATCAGACCAAAAGATAATTATAAAGGATATAAAATATGAAAACAGAACAAGCGTTACAACTAGCAAAAGAATTAATTGCTGGACCTAGAGCAAAGACTTACGGAGATAAAATAAGAAATCATTGCAACATAGCAAAACTATGGACAGCATATTTAGACAAAGAGATTACAGCGCACGATGCTGCTGTGATGATGGCTTTGTTAAAAGTTGCTAGAACAAAATTTGGTGCGCCAACTGAAGATACTTATGTTGATGCTGCTGCATACATGGCGATAGCCGGTGAATGTAAACATGAGGGTGATGATGCAGATACCGATATTTAAACCTCAAACAGAGTGGATACCACCAACAGACTTTCCTGATCTAGGTAAGTATGATGAGATTGCTATCGACTTAGAAACCAAAGACCCAAACTTAAATAAAAGAATGGGATCTGGTTCTGTTATAGGTGAAGGTGATGTTGTGGGTGTATCATTAGCAACACACGATTGGTGTGCATATTATCCTATCGCACACGAAGGCGGCGGTAATATGGATCGTAAAATGGTTTTAAAATGGTTGCAGGATCAACTAAATACACCAGCCACTAAAATATTTCACAATGCAATGTATGACGTATGTTGGTTAAGAGCGTTAGGTTTAAAAATAAATGGAACGATTGTAGATACAATGATAGCTGCATCGTTAATAGATGAGAATAGATTTAGATATGATTTAAATGGCTGTGGTAGAGATTACCTTGGTAAAGGTAAAGATGAATCAGCATTATACGAAGCTGCAAAGTCTTGGGGTGTAGATCCTAAAGCAGAGATGTATAAGCTGCCAGCTATGTACGTTGGAGCTTACGCGGAGCGTGACGCCCAACTAACATTGGAGCTATGGCAGGAGTTTAAAAAAGAAATAATGCACCAAGATATTGGAAACATTTTTGAAATGGAAACTAAGCTGTTTCCTGTTCTTGTTGATATGAGATTTTTAGGTGTGCGTGTAGATGTGGATAGAGCACACAGAGAGAAACGAAATATGGTTGAGGAAGAGAATAGATTGTTGGGTGGTATTTATGCTGAAACAAAAGAAGAAGTACAAATATGGGCTGCAAGATCTATTGCTAAAGTGTTTGATAAGTTAGGTCTACCTTATGATAGAACAGAGAAGACAGGTGCACCTAGTTTTACAAAAAACTTTTTAGCTAATCATCCAAACAATATTGTACAAGCCATTGCAAAAGCAAGAGAGATTAACAAAGCACACACTACGTTTTTAGATACAATATTAAAACATTCTAAAAAAGGTAGAATACATGCAGAGATAAACCAATTACGTGGTGATAGTGGCGGGACTGTTACGGGAAGATTCAGTATGAATAATCCAAACTTACAGCAG